TCAGTAATCTAAGTATCAAATTAAAAAACAAAAGGGCAAAAGAATAATGTCGATTAAAGCTTTACAGGATTACACGTTTTCTGCAAAATATGCAAGATATTTACCAGATAAGAAAAGACGAGAAACGTATAAGGAAAGTGTTGACCGTGTTAGGAATATGATGCATAAACAATATGCAGACAAGAGCGAAGACCTCCATGCAGATATTGACTGGGCATATGATATGATGCTCAAGAAGAAGGGGTTGGGGTCGCAGAGAGCATTGCAATTCGGTGGAGATCCTATTTTTAAACATAACGCCCGTATGTTTAATTGTACAGTATCTTTCATTGATAGGATTAGATTCTTTCAAGAGTGTATGTACATGCTTCTTTGTGGTTGTGGTGTAGGATTTTCAGTACAGAAAAAACATATCGAAAAACTGCCTAATTTATCTAAAGAAAGATCTGGCAAAGTAAAATATACAGTACCAGATGAAATTGAAGGTTGGAGCGATGCAATTGGAGTGTTGCTCAGTTCATATTTTGAAGGTGAAACTGATTTTCCAGAATATAACGGAAAAGAAGTTCAGTTTAATTTCGACAAGATCAGAGCCAAAGGAACGAGAATTTCTGGAGGTGGAAAAGCTCCGGGGGCAGAACCACTAAAGAAAGCTCTTGGCAATATTAAGAAAGTTCTAGACAATGCAGTTAATAGAGGAGATGGTAGACTTAAATCAATCGAAGCATACGATATTGTTATGCACGCTGCCGATGCTGTTATTAGTGGTGGAGTGCGCCGTAGTGCTACCATTTGTCTCTTCTCGCCAGACGATAAAGAGATGGCTACAGCTAAAACTGGCAATTGGTTTACTGATAATCCTCAGCGGGGTCGCTCAAATAACTCGGCACTTCTTCTAAGGGGTAAAACAACTCCTGAACAATTTGCAGAGTTAATGCAATCGGTTAAGCAGTTTGGTGAGCCGGGTTTTGTATGGGCCGACGATGAAGACTTTATTGTTAATCCATGTGTTGAAATTGGCATGTATCCAGTGGATGTAGAAACTGGCAAGAGTGGGTGGCAAGGTTGTAATCTTTCTACAGTTAACTGTGCTAAAGTTACTACTGAGCAAGATTTTTATGATGCAGTTAAAGCAGTAACTATTATTGGCACTCTTCAAGCTGGATTCAATAGTTTTCCATATTTAGGAGAGACTAGCGAAAAGATTTTTGCTAGAGAGGCATTACTAGGCGTATCTGGAACAGGTTGGTTAGAAAAGCCTGAAATCTGCTTGAATCCAGATATTCAACGAAAGGCAGCAGAGCTTGCAAAAGAAACCAACAAATCTATCGCCCAGAAGATTGGAATTAATCAAGCGGCGAGAGTCACCTGTGTCAAGCCTGAAGGCACTGCTAGCTGTATCCTTGGCACTGCCAGTGGTATTCACCCTCATCATGCTAAACGCTACATTCGTCGCGTACAGGCGAATAAGGTGGAGGCATTATACCAGCACTTCAATAAAGTCAACCCCAGAGCGTGCGAAGAATCTGTTTGGTCGGCCAATAGGACCGATGACGTAATCGCCTTCTGTATCGAAGTCCCAGATGGTAGCAAGACAAAGAATAAGATTACAGCTATTGAATTACTTAAGATTGTAAAGTCAACTCAACAGAACTGGGTATTGCCCGGAACTAATATTGAACTTTGCACTAAGCCTTGGCTAACTCACAATGTAAGTAATACAATCAATGTTAAGCCTGACGAGTGGAATGAAGTAGAAGATTTTATCTATGCTAATAGAGAATTTTTCTGCGGCATTTCACTACTTCCAGTTACTGGTGATAAAGATTATCCACAAGCTCCATTCACGGCTGTGTATTTACCTACAGAGATGATTTCTCATTATGGTGAAGGCGTGATGTTTGTGAGCGGTTTAATTGAAGTTGCACTCACTTTATGGGAAGACAATTTGTGGGCTGCTTGCGATAGCATTTCTGGGCTTGGAACTCCAATTAAAGGTAAAGCAAAAGTAGATTGGGTCGAAAGATGTAAGAAATTTGCTAATAAATATTTTGAAGGCGATGTTAAAGAGCTTACCTATTGCATGAAAGATGTTTATAACTTTAAGCTATGGACAGAACTCAAGCGAGAATATAAAGAAGTGGATTACACAATAGTGGAAGAGCAATATGACGATACTCAACTAGAAGAAGCAATGGCTTGTGCTTCTGGAAATTGTGAATTAACTTAATGGCTGTTTTAAAATTAGTCCAATATCATGTACACTCTGTATCCCTCAATGGCAATGCTGTTGGTGGGGTACAGACTGTTAACGTATCAAGAAATTTTGATAATACAACTATAATAAAAATGGGAGATCCATCTGTAGTAAAAAACTTTTATAAAAAACCTACAGTTGAGGTTAGTTTTTCAAAGTTTTTATCAAATGGTGTTGGACCATCATTTCCGGGGTTTAATTTAACCTCTTCACCTCCCCAAACAGCATCTCTTTCAATTGGAATATCTGGAGGTGGAGGATTAAATTTTGCGGATATGGTTATGGGGTCTGCCTCATATACATTTAATACAGAAGGATTTTTTACAGAGCAATTAACATTTACAGGGCATGTTATGGAAGGATCAGCTGCACCATTCGTTGGATTTAACGAAGAGGGTATAGTTAAGCGAAGACAAGACTTTATCTTGTCTGGATTTCCACAAGAAGTATCTGCTTTATTGTCGGGTGGACATGTGCTATTGTCCGCAGAAGCTTCATTCAATGCCAATTATAATTTTGTTCCAACTTATGGAAATTTTTATACTATCAAAGGTAAATATTTATCATATCCAGTAGATGTGTCTTGTTCATTTGAAATTTTAGATAGAGGGTATGCACACACATCAGTTGCAGATGCTATTAGTGGAGCAATAGATGATACAGTAAATAATAGATCTATAGTTATTTCAGCTGGAGGCGTGACAATAAACTTAGGTTCTGAGAATTTTTTAACTGGCATCGAAAGAACAGGAGGTGATGCGGGGCAGTCTAGCAGTTATTCAACTTATCGGTATACGTACAAAAACAATAACGGTTCTTTCACAGTATCGTGAGAAAAATCATATGTCAAGATCAAGAATTAGAAAAGAAGCTCAAAAAGCTAAAGGCGTAGCAGTATCTAACCCACATCGTAAAATACTTCAACCTAAAAGTATTAATCAAGAAAATTATATTATCTCTATGGTTGAAAATGATGTTACAGTATGCACAGGTCCGGCAGGATCTGGCAAATCATCTGTAGCAGTAGGATTAGCGTGTAATTGGCTATTAGAAAATAAAGTAGAAAAAATTATCATTACACGCCCTACAGTAGAAAATGGTAGAGGTTTAGGATATCTTCCGGGCGATAAAGATGAAAAAATACATCCATATTTAGTACCTGTCCTTGAAGAAATGGAGCAATATTTAGGTAAAATGATGCTCACAAAATTCAGGGAAGCTGGAATTATAGAGATGTGTCCTCTTGAATATATGAGAGGAAGAAATTTTCACTACTCTTTTATGATTTTAGATGAAGCACAAAACGCTACATATGAACAAATTAAAATGTTTTTGACTAGAATAGGGATGTATTCTAGAGCAGTTATTAATGGAGACGCCGATCAGTCTGACTTACCCATGCATCTAAGAGGTGGATTAGATAATGTTAGCGAAAGATTATTTGGATTGCAAGGTGTAGGAGTGTGCGAACTAGACGCAACAGATATTGTTCGTAATCCAATAATAGGAAGAATGTTAGAAAGGTTGAAGTGAAGAAATCATTATTAATAACTATCACCTGTGGAGCCTTAATTGGCTCCATAGTATATTATGAATCAGAAACTCAAGATATAAAACAAGAGTCTTTGTATATCAACGAAGATTTTATTAGATTTTATGAAATGCTACTGGATGAATCTAAATTATCTGAAGAGGAAAGAATTGCATATAGAGAAAGTTATAGAACATTCTTAATATGGAGCGGTGAAGAATACAGAGAATATGACCCAAACGAATATTTATTAGAGGAATAGTATGCCAATTTACCATTATAAATGCTCAAATTGCCCGGAAGATTTTGAAACATTCCACAGCATAAAAGAGCCGATCAGAAAAGTGTGTCCTTCTTGTAATTCTGAAAGCTTATCGGTTGTTTTAGACGGGGTTCCCGCTATAATAAATAAAGGCGAGATAAGAACAGTGGGGCAGCTTGCGGAATACAATGCAAAAAAAATGGGCAAGGAACAGCTACAGAAAAAGATGGAAGAAGACGGGACGATAGACAAGATAAAATGTCAAGAGCAAATGGCTCAAACTAGAAAACTTGCATCTCTATCAGAAGAAAAAAAGATTAAGTACATAGAAACAGGAAAGATATGATAAAAAGACCAACTACAAATCTAGGACCGCATATAGGAATTATAAAATTTAATATTTATGTTCATAAAATGAATGCAGATCATAGTATAGATACTCAAATGGTTGACTGTAGTGATCTTTTTAAAGATCATGAAATAACTGATCTGGGCGAAATACACGTTATTGGATTTGATAAATGGGAATGTGTTAGAAAGATAAAAGATAAATTAGAAAGTTTGAGTGGCGAATGATTTCAAAAGTAGCGTCTCAAGAAGAATTAAAAGAAATTAATGTACGGGATTTTATTAATAACGTAAATAATTTTTACGACAAAACTGGTAAGCCGTGCGTAGAAAATAAAGCAGTAGCTAAAACTGTAGAAATTTTAGCCGATGACGGCAAAACAACCAATAATTGTTATCTCGTAAAGCACGGCAGAGGACAACTATTTGATCCTTATGGCATGGACATGAATAAAACAAACGCATTTGATTTTAAATTTGTCAAGGTTGATAAAAACATATATGATGAATATATGAAATATTTAAAGACAAGAAGAGAAGTGCATCTAACAAATTCCAGAAGATTATATATTAGCAAAGGATATTAATATGGGAAAGAAAAAAGTAGTGTTGCCGTCTGACGAACCAAAGGTTGAGCCTCCTAAGAATAATACAAATGAGCAAAATGAAAATGTTCATACGCTTCCAAATACATTTGAGATGTTTGCAAAAAAGAAAGACACAGCTTTTATTGCAATGACACAAGAAGCATCTATGAAAGCAGACGAGGACGCTGCAAAAAGAAGATCAAAAATGCCTTCTAGAATAACATCATGTATTCATAAAATTAGGGACTCAAAATGATTTGTACAGGATATAATAGCCATATAACATCTTTATTAATGAGGCAACAGGTGCTATGGAAATGTATATTAAATGACGGAACAGAAGTGTTTTCAGACTTTGATTTGCCAGAAGCAAAAGATCCATGGACAAGGTTAAGAAATTATTGTGCCAACAATAATAAAAATATAATTGAAGTGAAAGTTATAGTTCCGGGAAATCCAGAACAAACAGTCTATAAAGATTTAAATGGATTAGACAATATACTTTTAATCAGAGGAGCTGCAAAAGATATAAATGATGCGGGTGAAACCGTATATTCTTTTATGACTTTTGGGCAAGTTCAAGACGATGGCCTAATACATGTTAAAAGATTTTATTGGCCAGAGTGCAGCTTTGGAACAAGCGAAGAAATACGAATGATTACAAGTGAAAATGAATATCTTCTATATAAAAAACGAGAACAGTGCGAGGAAAATTGCACATGTCAAAACAACGAACAGATCTAAGTAAATACAAGTCCCCATCCACTGGGGATTTTTGTACTTCTGCACAATACGTTGCTGAAATTATATGTCAAAGACAAGCGAAGCATGAGAAGGCTGGAACATTACCTTATAAATTTTGGAATAAGGGTAAATGGAAAAGCATATACGTTCGCCAAATTGGATTAGCAAATAAGTTAATCAAAGAGTTTGGCGAAGACGCTATGATGAAATTTATTAATTCTAAAGAGGGTATTAAAACTATTTCTTTAGGGGCTAGGAACGTCAAGAATTCTTTGCAGAGAATTAGGATTGAGCTTGACAACGCTCCAAAGCATGATACAATTGAGATAATAGAAGTTAAGGAGTTGGTCTATACTCCTAGACAATCTTTTGGAAATAAGACACTATTGCAGAGACTAAAGGAAATTGAAAATGGCTGAAACTGTGATGGATAAAGAATTTATAAAAAAGTATGGCGACTACGTTACTACAGGAGATAAAGTCCTTGAGACAAAGAGAAATTACAAAACCATATCAATTAGTCCTGCTATTGATCTGGCTCTCGGCGGTGGTGTTAAAGAGGGTTCTTGGATGATCTTGTCCGGCCCCCCAAAGGTCGGAAAAACCACAACAACTATGCAGATTATCGCCAACTGTCAAGCTCTTGGTCGTAAGATCATCTATCTTGACGTTGAGGGTCGTTTAAAAGAGATGAACTTTGAGGTTCCGGGAATTGATCCATCTAAAGTTCAGGTCATTCGTTCTGGCGATGAGCCATTGGCAGCAGAAACATTTCTTGACATTGCAAGAAAACTCGTAGCCGCGAAAGAAAATGAGGGTTGTGTTCTAGTAATTGATTCCATCTCATCACTTATTCCTTTGCGAGATCTTGACGAGGATATTAGCGGAATGACAAGACCGGGGCTACCTAAGATTCTTTCTGACTTTGTTAAGAAGTTAGGGCAAACAGTTCCTAATCAAAAGTGCTTGATTATTCTTATTACGCACATGATTACTAACACAAGTGGCTATGGCAAGTCAAAAATGGCCGATGGTGGCGTTAAGATCCAATTCCAAGCAGATACTCGCATGGAAGTCAAGACAGTAGCACCTTGGGAAGCAGCGGGGTCTTCTAAAGAGAATAAGAATGTTATCGGTCTCAAAGTAACATGGGATGTGCTATGTTCTTCTATTGGATCACCATATAAGACCTGTGAAAGCTGGATTAGGTTTGGTCATGGCATTGATAAAGTTCAAGAGATTCTTATGATTGCTATTGATCTTGGATTAATTTCAGTTGCTGGGTCATGGTATAATCTAGATTTTATCGAGAGTGAAAAGATTAAACTTCAGGGACAGGAAAAAGTATATAATTATCTTGGTGAACATCCAGAATTTTATGCTTTGCTTGAACTTAAAGTTAAGGAAATGTTATATTGAAAATCATAGGATTGGATCAGCAAGAATATTCATGGATTCCAAGTAATAATATTGTTGATACGTCAAAAAGGTCTGGATTACACAACAGAGCTAAAGAACTATTAAAGGAAAAATATCCTAATGATAGAATTTTAGAAGAGTTAGTGTTGCCGGGGACAAAGACATCAACTAGAAAATCCACCCTAAAGGCGGATTTTTTTATTCCTATGAGAAAACTTATTGTTGAAGTTCATGGCGAACAACACACAGAGTTTAATAACTTCTTTTTTAAAAGTAAAATGGATTTTTATAAAGCTCAGGCCAGAGATAGAGATAAGAAGCAGTGGTGTGAAATAAATAATTTAGAATTAATAGAACTGTTTCATAACGAATCTATTGAAGAGTGGAGAAGTAAGATATGGAGGAATTAGAAGATAAGATAAAAAAATTCCATGACAATATTGACAATTGGATTAAAGAGAGTAAAATAGACTATGGAACTGATTTTGGAGATAAGGCAGACGAAGTAGGAAAGATACTAAACTATTCTCGCGAAGAATTAAAATCCATGACATTTCCAGATTATCAAGCCTCAATCTTCTTGCTCAATCAATATCTTATGCATGTAAAAAGCATTATAGCAAGAGAGAAAGCTGTTAAAGCTTGGGCAGAACAAGGCATATGGTATATTGTTACAGGTGTTAGCCATGACAAATATGCAAAATGGGAAGAGAAATATCATTCAGCTATTAGAAATCATAAATCAGGATTAAAGCTGCAAATGCTTAAAACAACAGCTGAGGCTAGAATACTGGCTGGAGAAGCAACAATTGGATCAATAGAAACGGCTATGAAGGTTTTTGAAAACATGGGGAGAAATAAAAGTTATGAACGATCTTAAGGAACAGGCTAAAAAAATTATTGCAAAAGGAAAAGCTCTTGGAGACGTAGAGCTTATTAATATGGGGCTTGACATGCTAGACGCTATTCCTGAATTAGATATTGGGCAACCCACTGTCGAGGATAAAATTTTACAGACAACAACCAATAAAAAGGTTTATCCAAAACAGTTATTTGACAGTAGAAATATTACTGAGCAATTCAGAGTAGAAAACAAAACACCTATTGATACAAAATATGGTAAAAAGATACCAGTAGCTGTAGGAGCTAGAGAAAATAAATTTATAGACGATGGAGTGGAAGCAGTAGATCTCATAGGTAAAACGCCGCCATCGCCACCTAAACAAAAAAGAAAAGTAAACAAAGTTGAAATGTTATGTCAAGTATGTGGAAAAAAGGAAAAGGTTTTAAAAGAATTAGTTTTTAGTGAGTCTTATAGATGCGAATCGTGTTTAATGAAAGGAAAAACATTATGAGTACATTTATTAGTTATGAGCTACCAGTCAAGCTGCTTACAAATACAGCAAAACTACCAGATAAGGCAAATCTATTTGACGCAGGGCTTGACCTGTATTGCGATGAAAAAGAAGTAGTCACATTAGCACCGGGACAACGTAAACTCTTTTCTACGGGCATTTCTATGGCAATACCAAGGGGTTTCGTAGGATTGATCTGGCCGAGATCTGGACATGCGGTAAAAAAGGGATTGGATACAATGGCTGGAGTTATTGATTCGCCATATCGTGGAGAGGTAAAAGTCTTGTTAGTAAATCATGATGAAGATTATCAAGTATACTCACCCGGAGATAAAATTGCTCAGATGATTGTTCAGCAAGTTCCAGACTTCACCCCTGTGGCAGTTGATAATTTGAATGAGACTTCTCGCGGAGAAAATGGATTTGGGAGTTCAGGGTCTTGACATATCTCAAAATAGGATTTATACTATTTATAGCTTTCTACTGCATAGTCTCATATAGAATAATTAGCAGTACAATCATAGGAGAATTGAAGGACAGATGAACACAAATAAAAAAATAAAAGCTCGCGATAACATGGATGATATTGAAGAACTACTAAAGTCTGGGATTGGAATTGTAGCCATAGCAAAACAAAAAGGTTTTCGTCATGACGTTATTCAGAGGTATTGTTTAAGGAATAATATAGACTATGGTAAAAAAAAGCAAAGAACAGTTGATTTAACAGGTAGAACCTTCGATGGTTTCAAGATTCTTGCTTTGGATAAAATCTCTGATGCAGGAGAAAAAACTTGGGTTGCTCAGTGTAAGTGTGGCAAAATATTTACCATTAGAAGTTCAAGATTAAAAATAACTCCATCTTGTGGATGTAGTGATAATGAATTTAATCCAAAATATGCTCAAACTTTTGAAGATGTTCCAGAGTGGTTCTGGGGTAAATTTAAAAGAGGAGCAGAAGAAAGAGGTTTAGAGTTTACAATTTCAACGAGCGAACTCTGGGCTATTTTTGCAGAGCAGAATAAAAAATGCGTTTTTTCTGGAGTAGATCTTTATATTCCAACTAAAAAGACTCAGCCCAATTTTACAGCATCTATAGATAGGATAGATTCTAAAAAGGGATATATCGTAGATAATGTACAATGGGTTCATAAAACTATAAACATGATGAAGATGAGAATGTCTAACGATGAATTAATTAATTTTTGTAAGTTAATTTATCAACACCAATATGAAAATAAAACAGGAGAATGAAATGAATACATTAGTAGCACTAGCAGTTATGACAATTGGACAAATTTTTGTAGTGAATCCACAAATTCCAACCGTCCAATACAGGAGTACAGTATCATATGTAAATACAGTACAAGTTAGTTATCCAATATATATGCCGTATTATCAATACCAACCAGCGGCAGTGTTATATTCGTCACCGTATGGGCTTTCTCCATTTCCATATTATGGAAACTTTACGATGCAATACCCATATACATATTCATATCCACTATATAGAATCTACCCTTAAGGAGAATTAAAATGAGCGAAGAAAAGAACCCATTAAATGTTTACAATCAACTTGAAAATATTAAAAATGCTGTTGATCAGATTGAAACAATTCATGTATATGAACTTGCCAATCGCCAATTTGGAACTTCCGCAGAAGAAGAGTTGAAGAAACGAATCGACGAGTTAGATAAGCAAATTCTTGAGTATGAATTGCAGCTTGCAGACTCGCAAGGTTATATTGACGATATATTAGATTCAAACAAGATATTGCTTGAAGCAAATAATCAACTTATCGCCGAAAAGAATTTGGCATTAGAAAATCGCCAACTGACACAAGATCAGGCAGATAAAATAATTTCTGCGTATAAGAAATTGCCACGAATTGTAAAGAAGTTTTATGGAGTGAATTAATATGAGCCAGTCCGAATTGCAGAACCTTCCAGTTGAACGTGCCGTCCTTGCTGGCATCTGTCAGTTTGGACTGGAAGTTTATGTTGAGCTTGACTTCTTGCAAGCAGAGTACTTTAGCCACGAATTAAATCAGGTTATATTTACATGCTTGCAAGACGTTATCAACAATAATCAAAATATTGAATATCTCTCTATATTCTCAACAGCTCAAAAGCTAGGCGTGTATGAATTAATTAATAAAGCGACTGAAATGAGTTTCATCCGGTCGCTTTTTAATTTTCCTATCAACAAAGATAATATCCCTAAATTTGCAGCTAAATTAACTAAACTTAAATTAGCTAGAGACATTAAGAAGACGTTATCTATGTGTGATAAGTCAATGACTAAGATCACGGGTGATGAGAGCGTAGAAGATATTATTGGCATGGTTGAAACTCCAATTATGGAGATTACATCTCTTGCATATAAAGAGCAGAACAATAAGACGGTTCTCTTGGGGGAAAATATTGATGAGTATGTCGAATATCTTATTAATAACCCTTCTGAATACCTTGGTATT